AATTGTGTGATGTACTTTATAGTCACCATAACCATCTAATATAAAATCTGTTGTATTTTCTTCCGTGTTAGATATCGGCCAGACACTCAATGCATGTGCTAAATGGTGGTCTATTTTTTCTATTTTACATTTAAGACCTAACTGTACTAAACTATGTACCTTCTCTATGTTTTGTTCATCAACTACAATAGCTGCGTCATCTATTTGTGATAAGTCAATACCTTTTTCAGTAAGATAATCTTTTAATTTCTCAAATGGCAAATGATGATGTTTAACACCATAGTGTCTTTCTGTTTTATGATATTGTACCTTAGTGCCATCTGTAATTGTAATATTACTATCGTGGTCACATAATCTAATACCTAATAATTTCATCTTACATTCTCATATTTTGTTAACAAGTCAGGTAATTTATCACCGTGATAAACATACTGTACATCTTTAAATTTTTCTATACACTCTAAAAATTCTTTAGTGACACCTTTGCGTTGATTTACTCTATCAGAATAATTAGGTGTTCCTTTATATATGTTATTTACATAAGTTGTATCTGCTTTATCAAAATCAAAACCATACATGTTTACAACACCACCAAAAGACTTTGCTCTCGTACTGGCATATGTAAGTGCCGCTGAACCACAATCTGTAAAATCATTTGTACCTAACATATCTTTCCATAATGACATTGTACCATATGCCTCGTTATAATGACCTTGACCAAACCATCTAGTTTGTATAATTACTTTTCTATCTTTCCAACATTGACTATCAAGTATTTCATGTTGAATAGGTTTATCCTTATTGAATAGATAGTCTGTATAGTAATCTCTATAAATGGCATTACAACCATAGGTCGTGCCATCTAGTTCATTAACATTTAAATCTTTTCTACTTTCGCCATTTCCAATTACATGATGTTCTTGTATCATTTAAAAATCTCTTGTTTTAGTAAACATTATATCATGTCTCCACATAAAAGTCAACAGCAAATATAACGGATATAATAATGGTATGTTTATTGTTCTCTTTCCTCTTACTAGTATCATATGTCCTATCCATGGATATCCGTGTTTGTACGAAAACCCAACGCAACCTTTAATCACTTAACATCTTCCTTAATTCTAGTTTCATCTTTGTTGGATTAAACTTTATGAAAGGTTGATACTTCTTCATTCTTCTTTTAATTGTAGGATATACATAAGTCTCATCTATATCTCTATCAAACTGTCTTGTATAGTTTAGCATTGTTTCCAATATACATAAAGTTTCTAATGTAATCTTTTTTGCCAAATACATTTTAATTAACGGTGGGTGTTGACCACGATAACATTTAAATATCTTATCAAAGTTACCATCAGTTTTCTTCAATAGTTTTTCCATATCTAACTTAAAGTAATATGTTAAACCATCTATTCTTTTTCGCCACTCTAAATAATTATCTTCGCTAAAATCTTTGATATAATCTGTTTTGTTGCCTATGAAGTTAGCAACAAAATAATCAACAATATCATTGCCATACTTTCTGGCTGCCTTGACAAAGAAATATCTGTCATTACGCTTAATAAATGTTTCATACTTTGCTTTCGTTTCTCCTCCATACTTAAAAAAATCAAACTCATCTTTTGAAAAATGTAACTTGATTGCTAAGTATTTTTTATATATGTTGTATCCGTCTCTCATTTTATATTTAACTTTATGTTACCTGCAACTGTAATTGTTTCTTCGTCATTACTTCTTACAAAATGTTCTAAGTAACTAGGAAAGATAATGATTTGACCTGCTTTACATTTAGGTTCATGTTGATGATTGAATATACATTCCATTTTATCATCTTTATCATATCCATATTTTTCTAATAACAGTTGTTGTATTGGGTGTACAAATACAGTTTTACTTTCAGTTACCTGTTCATAGATAATAAAAGAAAAACTATGTTTTACATGTGCATGTTTCTCCTGAAAGTCACCTGGTTTATATTTATTTCTCCACATCTGTGTTAATGATATTTCAAATGGGTCTTGTATAAACTCATTTAAATTTTTTACTATAGTGTCTAGTAAATACTTTACTTCTTCTTGTTTAAGTGTATTGGTTTCTCCATGTGATGATGTTGTATTGGATTCCCATTGTGCCTTAAAACTTTCAGATAATAAATTAACTTTACTTAAATCAATATCATCAATAAAGATAGGTGTTGAAAAAATATTATACACTAATAGTCGCTAATATAGTTTGTGGGTCTGACCTAACGTATGGGTCAGCGTCTACTGATTGATGATTATATCCTGGTTCTTGGTTAAATCTAGTTACAAGACCATCTTCTACAAGAGCAGAATATCTCCAACTTCTCATACCAAAACCTTGTGCCGGTTTACTTACTAACATACCCATATTACTTGTAAATGTACCACAACCGTCTGGTATCATTTTTACTTTCTTAATACCTAGGTCTCTTGCCCAAGCATTCATTACAAAAGCGTCATTTACTGATACACAATAAACTTCATCTATTCTTGCATGTTTAAATCTATCATACATTTCCTCATATGCCGGTAACTGTTCACTTGAACAAGTTGGTGTAAATGCACCAGGTAGACTAAACAATACTACCCTTTTGCCTGCAAATAGTTCATCTGTAGTAACATCTTTCCATGTACCACCAATAAACGTACAACCACCTTTTTCATCGCTGTCGCCTTCTCTAAATTTAAATGTGTGAGGTTTTATTTTCCATTGTTCCATAATTTATCCTTATACTGGCAATGTTGCTGTCTTTGGTAAGAAATTCAAATTTTCAGCATTTGCCTTTATTTTTTCTTTTAAGTTTCTGTTAATTAAATGTGTCACTTCATCTGGTTCAATCTGTTTCTCAGTACAATAATCTAATACAGCTTCCATGTGACTTATTCTTTTCTTACTTGCTCGTTTTTCTATTACTAATGCAAATTGTTTAGGTGTCATTATATGTCTGTCCTAACAATATGTTTTCTCAATGCTCTAACAAGTCTTTCAACATTATCTATAATGTCAATTATACCTTTGTCTGATATATACTTTTGATGTTCTTTTAACTTGTCGTATTCTTTTATAGAAATCTGAACCATAGGACTTGGTGCCGGTGTTTCATTCTCAAAAGACTTATCTACTGAATTATCATCTGTCATTATTATCTCCTTGTGCTGCTAAAAACTTTTCTGTTATATCGTCTTTATGTGCGTTCATTTGTTTGTTTCTCATTTCATAAAATAAAATATGGCATATGATAGCATAGTTTGCCATATCTATTAAGGTGTCGCCAATACTTTCGTCTTGTACTTTTAATTCACCTTGTTTACAGAAAGACATTAAACGACTAAACTTATCGCTTATTCGCAATGCAACGCCTTTCCATGCAGGAATACCTGCCATTTCACTTGTTCTAAAGTTTGCGAATACATCATCAACAGAAGCATAATCATGCCTCTTATTGTCGTGTACTTGTCTCATCTTATCCAGAAGCTCGTAAAATTGTTCACTTTGTTTTGTCATAATCTCCTTATCACTTGTTAATAGTGCCTGTTTCTGTTACGAGGTACAGGCAAACCCTAAGCAACACTAGGCTGCTAAAGCATACTCGTTAAAGTTTGCATTTGTCACGTTTACACTCGCCAGTGAATTATCTCCAATGAACTTTCTCACAACGGTCAAACCTATATCACCCCCATCAAAACCACTTCATCTGTGGTACCACCATGCTTCATAGAAGTGGTTTTGGTGGAGGTGTTGGGTATTGCACCCAAGTCCCTATTGCGTACTTGTCTCATCTTCATTGATAACTTCGTTTACGACATCTATCATTAAGTCTGTGTCCCATTGCCAGTCCACACCATAACCTAATAAACATGTCAAATTGCCTTCTTTTATTGTCATTAACATACTACCATACTCTAAAGTAGGGTGTATCCAAAATGATATAACACCAATACTATCAGCATCTAAGTCTCCAGCATATTTTACTTGTCCTACTGCCAAACTTTTCATCTTAAACCCATTTACAATTTGTGTCAATACTGTTGTGCTTTCGCCACACATCATTGGCACTTGTATTGGGTATAATGTACCTGGTAAAAAATAAGGTTTCTCGTCTGCTTGTGCTTTGTTTAATCCAAAAGATAATAAAAAAAAGAATAATACAATCAATCCAATACCTAGTATTCCTCTTAAAAAAGTTTTAATTTGTTTTAGCATTTGTTTCTATCCATTTGTAAAAGTTTTCTATTGCTTCTTTTAGTTTAGGCAGATAATCTTTTTTATCTTTTTTAAATACTTGTACAGAACCTTCCTCTGTAGTAATCAATATAACAATCTGGTCAATCTTTTCGCCAAAGTTTTCTTCATACATTTCAGCATAAGCACTACCTTGAATAAAGTAATTCTCAATCCAATCTTCTTGTTTGTCTGCTTTGCTTGTTTTAAAATCTATAATTGAAAGTTTACCTTCATATTCAGCAATACAGTCCACACGACCTGCAACTGTATATTTTTCACTATACATGCCTGCCTCTTGTAGTCTAATATTATTTATGTTTTGAAGTGTACTTTTTAATGTCTGAAACATCATGCGTGGAAGAAATTGCTTCTTATACTTTTCCACATCATTGATGTCAATATTGTTTAAATGGTCTTCAATCATGTTATGAACTGCTGTGCCACGATTAGCACTAGTAATCATAATATGGTTAGCAACTTCATCGCCAACTCTCTCACGCCATTTCTTTAGACCTTCTTTTTGTATTATTGATAATACACTTGTTATTGAGGGGTACTTACTGCCTGTTTCTAAATGTTCGTAAAATCTTTTACCGTCAACATTCTTTGCCTTCAGGGGTGGCAACTCACCTGTAGGTTGCTTGTGAATAAACATAATAATCCTTTTTTTTTAACTATTCAAACTCTATTATATCACAATCCTACAGGAAAGTCAAGCTCTTATATCCAAGATTTTGCTGTCTCAGTAGTTTCTTCTACACGTCTAGTCCAACCTCTGCCAAATGTGGCAAATGTGGATAGTTCTTCGTAATAATTTTGTCTATTCTTTTGGTAGTTTTCTACAGCATATTCCACGTTAAACTTCTCAACATATTCGTTGACTTTTGCTAACGTCATAGGACCTATACCGCCATCTATTGGCAAGGCACCAACACAAGATTGTAAATACTTCGCTGCTCTGCCTGGACCTGCATTGACAGCAAAGTCAAATACACACAGGTCTAAACCTGATGGCAAATCATCACATTTACATTTGTCCCAATAACCTTTTTTGTA